ATATTAGCTATGCCTGTAGCTGTAGGTAAATCTCTGGGGTAACTAATAGCCATTAACTAAACGCCTTTCCAAATGCTCCACCACGCCTCTTAGCGTCCAATACAGCAGCTTTAGATGCTTCCGCTATCTGAGGCATAAGACCCATGACTTCAGCACGTACTGTTTGCTGTACGCCTGTGGTGACGTTGATGGTTTGGTTGACTACTACGCCGCCACCGCCGCCAAGCTTATTGTTGGGAATGATTGTTCCACTTCTGGACGGGATCATAAGCTCTGGGCCTCTTTCGCCAACCAGATATGGGCTACCAGCAGAAACAGGGCCACCAATAGCCCTTGGCGGAACGGGTGGGGCAGAATATTCGCGTGGCATAAATGCGCCCTGAATAGCCCCCGTAATAAATCCTGTGATCTGCTTGACTACGAAAATACGGTAAAGCTCTGAGATGATGTCCGAAGCCATTGCCCTAAAGGCGTCTCTAGCTGTTGCAGTGCCTTTAACCATAGACATCATCGAGCGCTCAAAGGAACTGCCGACCATATTTGCAGCATCATTTATTCTCTGTATTTCTGGTGCAATCTTAGGTATCTCAACCTTTAGCTTCTTGGTTTCTTCAGTAACGCCACGTGTTCCCGCCGCCAAAAACTCCATTGCCGCTAGATATTCGTAAGCAGATAATGCGCCCTTACCCACTTGTTCGCTCAACTCAGCTAAAGCCAGAACACCTTCGTCGGTTGTCGGCTCAACAGTCTGAAGAGCCTTTTGTAAGTTTAGAAGCGCCTCTGATTTTTCCTCAATACCTATGCCAGCATTAGACAACGCCTCAAAAGACTTCTGAAGTTCAAAGGCATCATAAGCCGTGATCTCGAAGTCTTTAGAAAGCTTCTTTATTGCGGTTCCAGCGTTTTCAGTAGCAGGCCCAGTCCTTCTTAGACGATCTATGAATTTTTCAAGTCTGCCTCGCTCGACTGTCTTCTCAATCGCGCTGACAGAATTAGTTATTTCTATGGCTGTTCTTTGGAAGTTTAACATCCTTTGAGCTTCACTAAGCTCACGCACTTTACCAGCAAAAGAACCAAATTTATCATCCAAGTCAGATAAGGGCGTGAAGCTCAAGTCTAAGCTGGAATTTAGGGCAGACATGGAGCTTTTCGCACCATCCAGACTTTCACTCAAGCCCTTTGTGGTGCCGGTTAATCCTTGAAATACGGTTCCAAGCGCAGATGCTACAGCCACACCAGCACCTAGCACCGCCCCAATCGGGCCAAAAACAGCAAGCATTTGTGAACCTTGCTGACCAAATGCTTGCAGGAAGCTAGTGCCGTTCTGCAACTGAACTGCAAAGTCAGCTACTTGATAACCCGCTTGCTGAGCTACCCCTTTTCCGAACTTGTTTACCGAAACAGCAGTTTTATTGTATTGATTAGCATGCTGCTTTAAAGCACCACTTGTTCGCTTCGTTGCCGCGCCTACGCCATCAACTTGCTTGCGAACATTACCCAACTGTCGGAGCGCATCACCGGACTGAACGCCTACGATGATATTTAGATCACTGGCCATCTTTGCTGCGCTCCTCTAAGACTTTGTAATACGCGACCCACTCATTATACTCTTCCATTGTGATTTCATCAATCTCAGCAATCGTTTTGCCTAGCTTTTCAGCCAATGAAACAACATTCATCCTGAATGGATCGTCAATTAGTTTTTTTCCAGTTCCTCCACCGTGCGGCCAGAGACAAATAAAGATGCCAAACGCAAGACAACTAATGGCTCTTGCTTGTCAAACCAACTTTTGTCTCCAATCTCGAATAAAGGATCACCCTTGCTATCCAATGCCTTCATAATAATGATGTAGACCTGAACTTCAGCGTCAAGGAGGTTTTCCATGAAGTTTGCATGGCGCTTGTTGATCTTTTTATTCTCCGCGACAGTCATGGGAGAGTAATTTATTTTGAGTGGCTGACCATCGATCAACCACTCTGGAACTTCTACCGTCCTTAGCTCAGAAGCAGCCGTTTCAATCTTAGATGTGATTGACATTATTAGACGGTTCCAATCGTTAATGCGCCGGTAAGCTGCATATCGACTTCAAGCGTAGCCAAAGCATCATGAGTTGCTCCACGCGCAACAGATGTGACAATGAACGTGCCGGTGTATTTAGTGTCGCCTGCGGTTTCACCTTCACCGTAAAATTCAGCGTCCACACTGTCTCGCTGAACAAGATCAACTTGCGCGGCATCATCTGGATCCCAGAATAATGACAAGCTCGCTGTGCCTGTTGCAAGACCCGCAACGTATGTGCGGTTAGTATCGCCCATCGAAGTGCTGTCAACCGTGTCAGAAGTCATAGTAATAGACCAACTTAACAATTCACCTAATGAAGCTGGAGAGCCGCCAGAAGTAACTACCTTGCAGCTCCCATCAGATCCGAAATATGTAGCCATAGCGTTTCTCCTTTACTTGGCCGTTTCTACATCATTTAATGCTGTAACATATCTCACTGAATAAGTCAGCTTCGCAACCCCTACAGGTTGCTCCGCATCCCCTGAAAACTGAATTTCAGTTCCAGTAAGCACAGCCTCTTTTGCAAGACCGTTGACCGTAAAGTCACCGGCTATTGCCTCTTCGATCTGGACAGCAATAGCGTCCACATCATCATCAAATGTTGATGTCGCCCTAACATATATATCAACATCAACCGTCAAACTTCTATTCAGATCATTCAAGCCCATATTCAGGCGGCTTGAAACCTCTGACCCCGTATACACAGTAATCGCCGGTAGGTTGGCGTCAGTCAGCGGATAAACCCTTGTAGTATATACGCGGCTAGATACTAAAGTAGCTCCAGTGGAAATAGTGCTGGCCATTCTGTCGCGTATTTGCTTGCGAACATGCGCCATTATACTTTCTCCAACTGAATTACGGTGACACCTGTGCCATCATCAATCCACGCCTGAATTGTGTAGTTCACGCTATTTATAACCATAGCCTGACCTTCAGCGATAGATGAAAGGTCAATCGTGCGACATGTCAATCGCGGCTGCTCTTGATGCACGATCGCGAACCCTCCAGCATCAATCGGAACCGTCTCATTGTCGAAGATACCATTTATCGTGCCGCCGTTATATGTAACGGCAGTCGCAAACTCATCAACATCGAATATATTTGATAAATCATCTGCAAATGGTATCGCCATCGTTAGCTCTTTTTCGCCCTTGTGGTCTTAGGCTTCGCAGCCCGATCAGTTGGAGCCTTCACAGGCTTAGGCTCAGGGGCATTATCAATGCGCCCATATCCCTTTAACGCAGTCGCTTCATCTGCGCCTAACTCAACTATGTCGCCAGCTTTTCTAGCTTGACCAGCAGCGACACAGGATTTCAGGATAATATATTTCATCTTTCGCCCCTTATTGGAAAGGAGGGCCAAGTGGCCCTCCCAAGTTAGCACTCTTATGCACCGTCATTGTTGAATGCAAAGCTTACTGCGTGACGTACAGCTACGTCTACAGTTTGCAGTGCAACAATCCGTACTGTGCCTGAGCTAGACGCAGTGTATGGATCTACAACAATGTCCAAACCGCCATACATGCCGATCAGCAAGTCAGTAAAGTTACCGAAATACAGATCACCAGCAGTAACTTGGTTTGATACGATTGCATTGTAACCGTTCATTGATCCATCTGGAGCAACTACGAACTGGCCTGAACCAGCGTCTTTTGCAGTTGTTTTCAACGCACCGTACATGCTGGCTGGCAAGATGTAAGCCAAGTTGCCTTGCAGAGCGTTGTCTTCTGCTACCGCAGTTTCCATCGCTACAACTTCAGCAAATGTTGGGTTGGCCCCAGCAAAGTTGGTTGGTGTGTTGATGCCTGATGTGTTCTTTACACCAGTTGGCTGACCAGATGATCCTGTTCCAGCCAATGCACCCAGATCAATCGCCAGAGCGATAGAAGCTGTCAGATCATTACGCACCAATGCTTCAACATCCAAAGATGATTGCTGCATCATAAGGCGTGTGATGTCTGTATGTGCGCCCAATACTTTAGGTGCCATAGTGACTTGACCAACAGTTGGCTCGCTTTCGCCAGATGCGCCACCCTCAGATGAAATCCAACCGGCAGACGATGCGGCTGTTTTCTTCGGGATCTTCACATTGCCTGACAAGCCTGTCAGCATTGTTGCACCAGCTTGCATGACTGATGAAGCGTTCCGCAATACGTCGATGAAATCGCCGCCACGGAAATCGTCAGCAATGATGCCAGCCTCGTCAGTTGTATTCATGTCGCGCACTTTCCAGCTACGCAATACATCTGCTGGGATCATAATGCCTTGTGCTTCAACACCCATCGCGTCTGACGCAGCAGCAGCAGCTTCTAATTCAAAAGCAGCAGCTTTTTGTGCAGAGCGATCAGTTGGGTTTGCATGGGCGCGGATAGCGCGAAGCAATGAGAACTGACGGGCCTCTTTCGGGGCAAGTCCGATTTCATTTGGCGTATCCAATGGTGCATTACCGATTACGTCCAGCAATTCACCGCGAAATTCTGCGAGTGAGCGGCCTTCTGATACGGCTTTGTCTGCCAAATCACGCTTGTTATGCTTTGCAGCCAAGCGATACATTTCAGCAGTATCTTTTGCGGCAGCACGAGTAGCTTCGGCCTTTACCGCATCGATGTCGATCTTGTTATCTTCCGACATGATAGTTTCCTCTCTAATAAGAGTTTCAGTGATAGGTTGAGCGGGTGGCTTCTCTGCTGCACGGCCTACCCCGACTGTCCGGTCTGCGGGTATGCTAACAACTGATACTTCCATTGGAAGCCAAGACTTCACGCGGTAGCTATCCGCATCTTGACGCTCCATATCGTTGACATGATAGCCAACGCTGATGTTGCTTCTGATACCATCCACAACATCGTCGAAAACCTCTTTGGCAAGTCCATTTCTTCCGAAACGCACAGTCGCCCGCAATCTACGGGCCGATCCATCAAGGCTTACGTCCTCTACCACACCAATCTGCTGGCGTGGGTCATGATCCAAGAGCAACGGCATACGACCTGACTTAGCAAAGCTAAGATCAATGCTGCGCTCATTGTGATCTAATATTTCATTGCCAAAGCTGCGCTCTACTGGCTCTTCGCTGGATACAGCAATCCGCACAGTGCGCTTATCTTCGTCAACAACTTTACCGTCAAATGACATGCCGCGAGTTTCCATCTTCTCACGGTCAAGGCGCTCTTCATCATCGTAATGCTGAATGCGCTCATCATCTTCCTGAGTGGTCTGCATTTCTTCAGGCTGATCTTCACGATCAGGCTTGGCAAAAGTGACAGTGTAAGCATCATCTGTCTCTTCCACGTTTAATATATGACGCTCTTCCATTGTCTCTGATCCCTTCAGTTCAAGATCGATAATATCATCTTTTGCCATATCTGCGCTACCCCTTTCATCGTTAGCCATTGGATGACCCTTTGGCAGAAGGTCAGTATCATGCTTTCCGCTGCGGAATTTACCATTGCGCAGAACGTATAAAAAGCTGTTTACGCGGGCATATGCCCACTGCTCAGGTGACTTTACATTCGGCCTGACGCTTTGCGGATTAGTCTTATAAGCGCCAATGCCGCGACGAAATACTGCGCTCAATGTGCGTGTGCTAGTGCGCTTAGACGCTACATCTCCAACCTTTTCGTTGTGATCCTTGGCCTTCTTAGCCAAGCCCACCTTCACAGCATCAGTCAATTCAGGGGCGCGATCTTCTTTATCTAAACGCTCTGCAATCTGTCTGCTCCATGAAAAGCCAGCATCACCGCCCCAAAGCGCCCATGCGATACGGCCATTTGATGGATAACCCTCTTCGCCTACGCGAAAACCCTCAGCCTTCTTATCCACCTCATGGCGGCTGAAGAAGCTGAACATGCGTTTAGCCGTATCGTCCGACAAATTCTTGCCATTGGATATGTCACGCGCTCTAGCAATACCAACTTCAGTGCCACCACGCCCAAACTCACGCCGCCACTCTAGGCCGCGCTTCGCTTCTTCCACCATTCCATCAGTCGGTTTGTTCGACATCATCCACC